AGATGATATTATTAGACCAGTATTTAAGTGGACTGGTCAAGAAGTCATTTCATACATTATTGACAACGGATTTAAACCGAACCCTTTGTATTATCAAGGCTTTAGCCGTGTTGGTTGCTTTCCTTGTATTATGTGCAGAAAGTCCGAGATAAAACAAATTGCAGAAAAGCACCCAGCGTATTTAGAAAGACTGACAACAGCAGAAGCAGAAACTGGTCGCTCTTTTTTTCCGCCTGATTACATTCCAAAAAGATTCCAGCAAGGCAGAGATGTAAACGGCAAATCCTTTCCTTTGCTGAAAAACGTAGTTGATTACGTTACGGATGATCCGAATCAATTAGAGATGTTTGAAGAAGAAAAAAACGACACAACCGACCGAAGGTGTATGTCATTCTATGCTATTTGTGAATAAGCTATGAAACAAGACATAAATAATTTAGCAACCCGATTAGACTTTGGCATTGACGACCTGCTGTCAGTTGATTCGGTGCTGGTTAAAAAGTATCTAATTATCTACCGGCTAAGCAAGAGATATACCATCCAAGAGATAACCGATGCCTTTGGGTACTCTAATCGCCAAAGCGTTTATTCAGCTATAAGAAAAGCAAGGGGATGGATAAGCATTGACAAGGAGATTAAAGCAATGTATCAATCGTTGATTTAATTTTTTTTATTTAAAGGGATACAACTAATGTGAATAAGTGTATATTTGTGAACAATTAAACAACTAAAAGATGAAGGCACAAATTAGAATTGATTTACAAGGGCAGCACTTGCACGTTGCTGCTCAAAGATTTAGGCTATCAAACCGATTAGACCTAAAGTATTTTGAAAACTTTGATTCGTTGAAAGATGCACGGCAGTATCTGCTTGACCTTTCGCAAGACTTGGAAGATACCGAGTTGGGTGATGATTGGTTATCTTACGACAGCGTGACAGCTTACATTGTAACCGAGAAGGAGGAGATGCTATGAGAGTATTTTATTTCATCCTTGCATTCTTTGCGGTGCTAATCGAAAGCGACCGAGTAGATCAGTTTGTCTGCTGGGTAATTGATGCGCTGGCATTAACTACATTTTGTATATTCTTAGCCTTCTTTGGCACAATAGCCATTGGCTTAATTTTTAACTGATATGAAAACACCTATTGAATTAGCAATCGAAGTGATTGCCGACCTACCGACTGAAGTGCTAAACGCTTCGAGTATAAAGCAAGTCGTTATCGGCTTACTCAAGCAAGCAGCGGTACACGAACGAGAGCATTTAACGCTTGCATTTATGGAGGGGCAATCAACACCCAAGGCATCCTTTGAGATGTGGTTTAATAAAAAGTATAAAAAGACTGAAAGGACAAACGATGACACCGAATGAAATAATTGAAAGGGTAGCTATCTACCGAGGGGTAAGCATCCAGCAAATGCTGGGCAAGTCAAGAAAGCAAGAGATAGTAAACGCACGACACGGAGCGCAGTATTTAGTAATGAAGCATTGCTCTAAACTAAAACAAGAAGCAATGGCGTTGCCTTTCAATCGTGACCGCACTACTCTATTACACGCAAGGGATGCGGTGAATGATTCGCTTGCTATTAACGATGGGCAGTTCCGATGGATTAATAATGTAGAACTTGGAAAAGGCTACGGAGATAAAGTCTTAGAGAAGCTATTTGCAGCCAAGGAGTGTATGGATAAAGGCTACACGGGAGAAGCCAAGAAGATAGTCAACGATGCTATTGAGTTACGGCAGTCTTTTTTGGATAGCTTGGAGGAGTTAAAATTGCAGCAACTAAACGCCAAGTAAATGAAATATCAGCACGTTCCTACTGGCGTACTTTATGACCAGCCTAATCATACAAACTACCACCCTAACGATTTTAAGCTGGTAGAGAAAGAACCACACTACAACCAGCAGCCGATTGAGGTGATTGATATGATGCTATCTATTTACGGGAAAGAAGCTGTGATACATTTCTGCTTGCTTAATTCTTTTAAATATAGAATGAGGGCAGGGCATAAAGACGATGCGGTCAGGGATATAGAGAAAGCTGTTTGGTACGAGAAAAAAGCTAAAGAGTTGGAAATCAAATAAAATAACTATATTAGCAGCCGTGAAAGCACGGCAAATCATAATGCAGCTGTATGATTCAGGAGAACTGATGAAGGCTTGCAAGTCAATAGGCAGCACTTACTCTGACGATTTATGTCAAGAGGTGCTGCTTTGTCTTTTTGAGAAACCCGAAGCCAAGATATTAGAAGCACACGACAAAGGGTATTTTCGGTTTTACGTTGTGAGAATTGTGATGAACTTTGCCAACTCTAAAAACTCCAGCTTTCACAAGAAGTACCGAAATCGTGATGAGGTTATTCCGATTAATCATTTAGGGCAAGTGGGCGAAATGCCAGTAGAATCGTATCTTGAATCTCACGGCATTGACTTAACCGCACCCGATTACGACTATCAAAAGGACTTGGAAACCCAAGAAAAGATTGACCGATTAGAGGTGGCTTATCTTAGACTTAACAACGAAAGTGAGTTTCCCTACGAACAAAAACTACTTGACTTACATTTAACCTTAAGGAACAAACGAGCGGTCAGCCGATTGACTGGCATTCCTTACCGCACGGTATGTCATAACTTAGACACAATCTATAAATCATTAAAGGATGCAGCACTTAATTATTAGCGCACTTGCTGGCTTGGCTGGCTATTCATTTGTTATGTTAGCAGGCTTCAAGCTAAAGGGTAAGCCTTTGAACTGCCAAGTATGTATGGCTTTTTGGTTTGGCTTGATTACCTCTTTATTAGTTGAGCCTTCTTTCTATGCACCAGCCGTTGGGTTTGGTGCGATGTGGTTTGCAGCAATGGCACAAAAAACTTTACTGAAATGAACCAAGACCAATATCTACAACTAAGGGCAGCACGACCTTACCTTGACCAATACCACGCTGTGGGTAGTGTATCTATACCGCACGATGTAGCACAAATGATGCAAAAGGTACATGGTGAACTTTACGGAGGTTCGTTTAATAATTGGTGCCAGGCTTGCGTAATCGAAGCGCTTACAAAATTGATGGTGGCTTTTGATAATTACGAAACTAAAAGCGCACCGGTAATTGTTTCACAAGAGGCTAAAGTCAAAGCAAATGTCCCCAAGCGAAGCAGCAAACGTAATACAAATCCTGACTAATACGCTGGAGGCTATCTGCGACACGGAGGTAGATAATGCGTATGAAGTAAAGCAGAAGTTAATCGATAAAATAAGCGAACTAATAGACAAGCTATGAGGTCAATGATACAAGGTCTTGGCAGGCCACGAAAGTACGATAGTCCCGAAGATATAATGGATGCGTTTGCTGAATACGTTGGCTACTGCAAATCATTTGAGGTTGAGGTGGTAAGCAACAAGGGTGACATCGTAAAGGTCGGAAAGCCAAGAGTGCCAACCCTTGGAGGCTTTTGTAACTACGCTGGAATCGATTACGACACTTTGAACAACTACGAAAAGAAAGAAGGGTACGAGCATTTATTCGGAACAATAAAAAGTATTAAACAAAATATCCTTTCGGGCAAGCTGGATTCGCTTACAAATGGCGAGGGAAGCACCACGGGATTGATATTTGACTTAAAGGCTAACCACGGATTATTGGACAAAAACACTACCGATTTAAACATATCGCAGATAGCCGTGCAAGTAGTCCCAAGCCCATCACCATTGGCATCTAATGAGTCGGAGATAAAGGACTAATGTGTTTGAAGGCAGCGAGGTATTTAAGTCCAACTACTCGGCTACTGATAAGGTAGTAGTCAACCAAGGTGGATCATCTTCGGGTAAGACTTACTCTATCCTTCAGGTGCTATTCCTTCGGGCAATAGAACACCCTCGCAGCGTTACAACTATTGTGGGTGAAACTATCCCCAACCTTAAAAGCGGTGCGCTTAGAGATGCCCAAACAATTGTGGCGAATTCGCCAATATTAACAAAGCTGATAGCAAGCTACAACGCTACCGACCGAGTGTACACTTTATACAACGGTTCGGTATTAGAGTTTAAGAGTTACGAAACCAGTCAATCTGCAAAGTCAGGAAAGAGGCAGTTTCTATTTGTAAACGAAGCCAACGGCATAAGCTACGAGATATGGAACGAGTTGTACTTACGGACAACCATTCAGGCGTTTATTGACTACAACCCGAATAGTGAGTTTTGGGTACACGAAAAGCTAATCGGCAAAGAAGGCGTGAAGCTGTTTATTTCCGACCATCGGCATAACCCTTATGTTTTACCATCCATTAGGGAAAAGATTGAGGCACTTAAGGACATAGATTTAGAATTGTGGAAGGTGTACGCAAGAGGGCGTACCGGTCGCATCGAAGGTTTAGTGTTTAGGAATTGGGATGTGTGCGATTCGATTGACAAGGTTAGGTGCAAGCTGGTAGGGCTGGGAATGGACTGGGGTTTCACGCATGATCCGACTGCGCTCTGTGCTGTGTGGAAGGATGGTGACCATTTGTATATTGAGGAACTCTTATACGAACGAGGACTAACAAACCAAGATATCGGTGCAAGACTGAAGGATATGGCTATCGGCAGAACGATGGAGATAATAGCGGACAGCGCAGAGCCGAAGTCAATCGAAGAAGTGCATCGGATGGGCTTTAATATCCACGGGGCGAATAAGGGCAAGGATTCAATTCAAAACTCCATTGATATTTTGAAGAGATACAAGCTGCACGTTTTACGAGGTTCGGTCAATTTGATAAAGGAGTTAAATAGCTACAAGTGGAAGCAGGACAAGAACGGCAACCCATTGAATGAGCCAGTAGATTTCCAAAACCACTGCTTTGTTGGCAGTACATTGATAAGCAGCGAAAGCGGACTAAAAAGAATTGATGAAATAAAAGAGGGAGAATATGTTTATACCTCAAAAGGACTAAAGCCAGTTGTAAAGGTTTGGCGTAACGGAAAGAAACAAGTATCAACATACTTGATAGAATGCGATACTTTTTTAGTATCTTTGACTTGTACTGATAACCACAAAGTTAAAACAAATCAAGGATGGCTGAGAATAGACCAATTAGAACAAGGGATGCAAGTGTACCTACACAAACCTTTAATGGCTCAATCTATTACAAATACCCAAACGAAAGGTATTTTACAAAAGGCACAAAAAAGCTGCATAGAGTTGTGTGGGAATTTCACAAAGGAGTTATCCCAAAAGGATACCACATACATCACGTTGATGGAGATACCGAAAATAATGATATTAAAAACCTTAACCTTATTCAAGGGTCTTTGCATTTGCGGTATAGTGGCAAAAAAAGATTTAAAAACAATCCTGAATGGGTTAAGGAATTTTGGGCAAAAGGAGTTGAAAGCGCAAAGGAATGGCACAAGTCAGAAGAAGGCAGAGAATGGCACGTTGAACACGGCAAAAACTGCTGGATTAACAGACCTTACATCAAGCACAATTGCCAAGTCTGCGGAAAGGAATATCAAACTCGAAAGCCAAGCGGAACAAAGTATTGTCATCAAAACTGTAAGGCGAAAGCCCTTAGAGCAAGAAGAGCAGGTTTATGATTTAATGATTGACGAATGCCACGAATATTATGCAAACGGATTGCTCGTTCATAATTGCATTGATGCGCTTAGATATGTGGCACTTAATAAATTAAAAGTGGCTAACTCAGGAAAATATTTTATATTGCAGGCGTAAACGACAACGATGAAAGCGCAGACCTTTATTTTCGTACACGACCAGCAGATTGTCTTAGACTACATTGAGGCTGGCAAGTTCAATGACCTACCCGATGTAAAATATGTCTTTTTAGGACAGCGACCGACCGACCAAATCGGACACTTACCGAACGTAATTATCGCCCGTGACCTGCCCGACAATATCGAACACTACCCTAATTTAGTGGCTTGGACTGGCTGGTATGCCATAGCACGAAACGGACTAATCACAGCCGACATCGTTAATCTATTTGAGTACGATGTAAACTTATTGGGATGGAAGCAGCCAATGGCTTCGGCTGGTTACTTTTGGCATCCGTACGCTGACAATACTTGGTGGAACTACAACGCAATAAAAACCGAATTAAGAAAGTTAGAAATATCGGTCACGAACGACCCTTTACCGATGACCTCCAATTACACTTTGTTTGCAGAAAGAATTAACACATTTGTCAAGGCTTTAATGGAAAGCGACTTAGATCCAGAGCATCCGCAGGCTGGTCACATCGTTGAACGATATTGCAGCGCATACTTTCAGTTCAAGGTCACAGCTGCTGGAGGTCTTACCCACCTCTACGCTGATTCACACGGAACGCAAGGCAGGGGGGATAGATACCAAGACATTAAATACAAACTGCTATGATTAAGGTTATAAACTACGGAAGCGGTAAATATAAAGAGTTGGCAGCAACCCAATTCACAAACGGGCTGCCTTTAAAAACTTACAGCAATGAATCCCCAATCGGAAGGGGTGACAACTATTGGAGGTGGAAGCCTGAAATAATTCTAAACACAATGCAGGAAAACAAGGGCGATTTTATCCTTTACATTGATGCTGGCGATTACCACACCGAGGAGTTTTGGAAATGGCTGAATGCCTACGTTGTCGTTTCGGATAATCTATTTGTGAGCCGTGGGTACTTACATAGGGAATGGACTAAAGCCGACTGCTTAGAAGCAATGGGGATGCTGCCTTGCATTGAGAGAATAGACCACCAATTAGAGGCTGGCTTGATAGGTCTAAGGGCAAACGATGAAAACATCGCACT